GAAGATCAGCACCACGACCTGTTATTGCTCCACCAACACCGGCTGCAAAATATTCACCGCCTTGTTCTGTTTTCCATTTTCCTGCTGCCTGACTATCTTCCATGAGTCGGGTGTCAAAGAGTTCTTTGTAGTTTTCTTGATCTACTAGATTTTTTGTCTTACGTCCAAAGTCTACAGCGAGATCTGCTGTATGTGTTGCTTGAATAATTTTTAATTGTGGGTTCTTCCCGATCATCCATGCCGGGAGTAAGAATGAGGCAAACTCCGACTTTGTGTGTCTTGGCGGCATGTTTATGATCAGACGTTTAATTTCGCCTCTAGCCAATCGGTTAAAAGCGTCATTAATTTTTTTATGATGTGAACCTTCAATAAACTCTGGCCACACATATTTTACGAAACTCAAAAAATTACCTTTGATAGTATCTTTGGCTTCTAGTAGTTGAATTCTTTTTCTGACCCTTAAAAGTCGTTCTTTCTCTTCTAAGGTAAGTCCCTCTAAATTTTCCATAAAAAATTTTTTATAATATTTTTTTATAACTCACTTTTAAAAGTTAGTCTATAAGAGTCTAAATCTTACATATATGTACACATCTGGGACCCCTACTGTGTATTTAGGGTGGGCCCGCCCGAGTTCTCAAGCAAAAAATCAAGATGTTGTGGTACCTCTATTGGTACACACTATGCAGAAATAGCATTGCAGTTTTTGCAACCCCTTATGGGATTTTAAGGGATTGGCGATTGCACTAGTATCACCGCCAACCCCTAGCGAGATTAAAACAACACTCGTTGTTTATCTTCTTCCACCTCATCTGTTAATACTAGTGGCTCTTGCTTATCAGCAACCTCACTAAAACTAACTTCTTGCAAGTGATATGAAGTCTTGCTCTTGTCCTCGTTTAACGTGTCGAGGGCAAGTATAACTCTAATCGCTGAGGTAAGATCATACATTTTATTTTTATGTATTTCGTACCTTATTGGAACGTGGCTATAATTAGTTTTTTCAACTACGAAAAATTTTCTGTTATCTTCCATAATTATAATCCTATTGTCCAACTATCTGACGCTGTTCTATATCCATCAGCGTCTATATCAAAATAAGTCATTAATGTTCGACCCGCTTTTGATGTCCAATATCTACACTTATCTGTCCATAATGCATTACGTGTAATTGTCTTTTTATCACTTGCTGAATAGTAAGTGATTGTAAAAGGTTTATTATTTATCATTTATTCTCGCTTTCTATAACTTAATGTTATGGGATATTAATATCATATCCCATAACCATTACAACAAATTAATTTAAGTTATCCGAATTAATTTGTTGTTGTTGCATATATGCAACACGTTCAGCAATCTTTTGTTCTCTAGTTTTTTCAGTATTTTTCATGCCCTTTATTCTCTCAGCTAGATTTTTCGGATTGTAAATAACTAACCCTGTCGAGTTTGTTCTAATAATCTCATGGTCAGTAATTGGACAACCAAGTTCATTAGATAATTCAATCGCCTCGTCAAGCCATTTATAACCCTTTAATCCAATCTTGATTTCTTTCATTTGTTTCAAAACACTTTCAACCCATTTTTGATGTGCAACAACAAAAGTTCCTTTTGCCTGTTTCCAAGAAATTAAAAACTTAAATTCTTCTTCACTACAAGCAATAGAACGATCTCGACAATAATCACGACCAATTAAATCAAGCTGATATTTTTCGTTCCATTCACGACCATATTTAGTTTCATTATCTCGACCACCACTCAATCCAAGATATTTTTCGTTGTTCTCAACAAACTTTCTTTTGTGTGGATTGTCGTCTTTATCAGCTTGTTCAATTAAGATGTCAGCGTTGCAATCTTCCTGTGCATTGATTTCATCTCGATACAAAGCAAAAGCATATTCATTATCTCTATTATAAGATGAATTGTTTTGAGTGTCGATATCGCCATTCAATCTAAAATCAAAATGTTTTTCGATTGTCTTATCTTCCATTATTAGATTATCGTTATGATCTCTTTTTTCTACTTGACCTTGATAATGAAAATGAAAGCAACTATCTTTTGCAATCGTTGAAACATTTTCAAATTTATTTTGAAGATAATATGCTTTTGCAACATCTTCATCTGTATAATGACGTCTTACTATTTTTTCAGCAACACTCCAAGCATTGTCGTTGATGTCCACTTGTTGTGCTTTTAAATCATCATACTTTCTTTTTTCTTGTGTATCTTCTTGAAATAAATGTTGCTTTATTCTATTTGCAATCTTATTTCGATACTCTTGGTTTAGTCTTATTCTAGCCATGTGTCCTCTTTCTTTTTTATTGGTTAATTTAAAAAAGTTTTAAACTATTCTTGACAATAGTCAATAGGATATTATATTAATATCTGTTAATTTATAAAAACTTTAACTAACATTAAAGCTAACCCATGAGAGGTAGTTCTAGTGTAGAACACTCATGGGTTGCAGAAAGAAAGAGGACAGATATGGCATTAAAATATTGTCAATCACACAAGTGTCATACTTATGACACAAAGGACAGGAAACGAGGAAGTAAGGGTAATTATACAAATCAAACTAGAAGAAGAAGTAATCTTTACTATGGTGGTGGGAATTTTTGCTCATTAAATTGCTACAATGATTGGGCAAATACTTTTATGGATAGAGCCATAGATAATGTTTCTGGTAGGATTGTTGAGCCAATGATACTAACAGAAGAAAATGCGTGGCGAAAAACATACGATTGGAATTGGAATAGTGCAAATCAATCGCATGACACTATTTATTGTTGGTATAATTCTTTAAGTGGTCAAAAAATTACAATCACTAGAGATGAGTACCAAACACAACAACAACCACCTTTATAGTTTCGTCTGTCCTTGATGAAAGGGGTAGTTTAGAATTATTCTAAACTACCTCTATTTTTTTGGGTGGGCCCGCCCATAGTCTTCAAGCTGCAAGCGGGTGGGCCCGCCCAGTATCAGCAAGCCTGCAAGCTGTCAAGAAAATTATTTTTATTTTTTATTTGACTTAATTTTTAATCTGGGATATTCTGGGTTAAATTAATAAAGGAGAAATATGGGACTAGATCAATACGCTGGACTACGTGACAGCAAAGGTGAAGTTCACGAAAAGTTTTATTGGCGCAAACATGCACGCCTGCAGGTGTTCATGTCTAAGCAATTCAATAAACAGAAAAAAGATCAGGATCATAACACACATGACGACCTGCAACATCTGGGTTTTAACGGCGGTCAAGGTGGTGTTACAATTACTGAAGATCTAATCAAGGATCTGGAAGAGGCAATCAAAAATGATTATTGGAATTATTTTGCTTCTGATGGTTTTTTCTGGGGACAACAGTTTCAAGAAGAACAGGTTAAAGAATACAAAGCACAGGATCAGGAATTCCTGAAGTGGTGCAAAGAACAGGTTAAAGCTGGTAGGCAAATCGGCTACGATTGTTCTTGGTAAAAATTTCGGGGCCTGCAGGCCCCGGATACTCAGGTGCAGGCTGGAGCGACGCTTCGTTAAATAACGCGGCTGGCCTCGGCCTGGGGCTCAAGCTATCAAGCGCTCCAGTGGATTCTAGATAAGCCCGGAGTGCTCAAGCTTGACAGGTTACAAGCTCTATGTTATAGGATTTTATAGGAGAATATTATGCTAAAAAAAGAAGCAAGAGAAATAACTGGCGGACTGTCGAAGCCGTCGAAGATGCCGGGACCAGCGCACAACCTGCCAGCTCAGGCCTGCAAGACCGGGGCCAAATTGGTGAAGGTTCCAGGCTCTGTCTGTGCTGGCTGTTATGCCCTGAAGGGTAGATATAGATTTAATAATGTACAAGCGGCCCTGAATAGAAGGTTGCAAGCGCTCGAAGATCCGCGCTGGGTGGAAGCAATGACAGCGTTGATCAAAGGTGAAAAATTTTTCAGGTGGCATGACTCAGGAGATATCCAGTCGATGGGACATCTAGAAAATATTTTTAAAGTGTGCAAGCTCACGCCGGAAACTCAGCACTGGATGCCGACGCGAGAGGCTCAGTTCCTGAAGCAATTGGACCCGGCCACAATTCCGGCTAATTTAATTATTAGAATGTCTTCACACATGATTGACCAGGGACCAGTTAAGTTCTGGCCGTGGACGTCAACTGTTACCAGCAGCGCCGGCAGGACCTGCCCGGCCCCTGAACAGGGCAACAGTTGCGGCAGCTGTAGACAGTGCTGGGATCGATC